TTGAAGTTTTCTGCTCAGTCGAGCGTTTACTAAGTAAACACGACTAGTATCGCATTACCAAGTAGTGCCGTACGGTTGTTGGTATCAATTGAAATTTACCTGATGATTACATTCCGTTTGATACGTAAATCATGACTTGTAAAGTACATGCTGATAAGATCTGACTGATAAAGTATCTGTTAATACTTAAAGTATTGCCGTTGGGTATACGGTCTGAAATATCCATTTTTATTCGCATGGTATGTAATGCATGAATGAGTTACACTCCAATTCGTTAGAGCGTGCCTCTAATTACTTTGCGGAAGAGATTCCATCTCCTGCTGAAGACTTCGGTAGAAGTATTCTTGACAGGTCTGGATGGCGTAGGGTGAAGTGTGATCCCACGAGATGTGATTTGAAGAAGTATCTTCATATCTATCGTCGACGAGATGGACAGTATAAGCGTAAAGCTTCTCCTTTCTATGAGGGTGTGGTTGCAAGATTCCTTAAAACCAAGGGTTTTGAGATTCCTCGTCCTAGGAATATTTATGATGCTGAGTTGCATTTTTCGGCCTTAGCAAAGTACTCTACACCTAAACTCGTCAAGTGGAATGAGCAATCGTTTGGGTTTGCTTGGAGGCGACTGACCCAGTTGTTTCGTCCGATTATCGGGAAGCTACAACCCCTTGATCTTTCCGAAGTTACGGTTAAACTGGACAAAAGTGCAGGATATCCGTCTTTTAGTAAGAAACGGGAAGTGATAGATCATGAGCTTGGACTTTCAAAGGCGATTTGGAAGGGCGTTAAGAAACCATTCCCGTGTGTGGGTTTTCATAGAACACAGGAAAACAAAACTCGATTAGTCTGGGGTTATCCTCTTACTATGACGTTACTTGAGGGAGTATTTGCGCAGCCTGCTTATGATGGGCTCATTCAATCAGGGATTACTGAAATTGCGTTCGGCTATAGCTCACTCGCAATTTCCGCAAACGTAAATGCCTTCTCATGGCATGAAAAGCAGTTGTGCATCGATTGGTCATCGTATGACGCAACAATTCCGGCACGCTTGCTGAACATGGCATTCAAGCTAATTCGGAGCTTGTTTGTTAGGCTGGATAAGAAGCATAGGAAACTCTTTGATCTTGTTAAATCTTACTATTTAACTTGCCCCATTCTGATGCCAGATGGATATATCTATTATGGTAAAAGAAGGGGAACTCCTAGTGGTTCCTGGTTTACTAATTTAGTTAACTCCGTTGTTCAAATCTTCTTGATTTACTATCTCTGTCACAGAGGTGGTTTATATGTTGAGAAGCTTATGGTTCTGGGAGATGACGCCATAATTGGTTTACCTCACTTTCCGAATCTTCGAGTGCTAGAAAGTGAAGCTTCAAAACTAGGAATGAGTCTAAATAAGATGAAACAAAGTGTTTCGTCAGGGAGACCTCATTTTCTAGGACATTACTATGATCGAATAGTTCCTGATCGACCTGTTAAAGAATCTATTCAGAGATTAGTTGCTCCAGAACGACCAAAAGGCTTTAAAGATTTTGATGATTATCTTCAATATCTACTCGACAAGAGTCGAGCTTTAGCAGTCGACAATCCTAAATTCACGGGATTCTGTCTGGAGATGTGGGCCTATCTTAGTGATGAATTTAAGCTAGATAGGGGACGGATTTTGCATTCATTCTTTGAGTTTGCAGCCTCACCCAAACGTTCAGTCGGTTTACACTCGAGGTTTTCCGGCTACGAAGATCGTTCGTCCAAATCACTAGGTGAGATACAGCTATTCCATTGATTGACTTCTTTTGAGTCAGTTTAGTGATCCCACATGTCAAAGCTTAGGGTGCGTTAGCCCTGCTCCTCACGTGTTTCCCACGCGTGAG